TTTTAAAATTAGCAAACAAAACCCGCATTCGAGTGGGTAAACTTCGCAAAGGTTTAGTAGACCTAAAGAAATAAGGAGGGAGCAATGGAAGAAGATATAATATTAACATATGAGGGCGATGAGTCACAGCTTACGGATCTGCCTCCAGTAATACCTGAGGAGCTGTAATGATAGAAACTACTATTATATTCTATTGGCCAGGCTGTTACGGTGACTTAAACGTAACTTTTGCTCAAAATATTCGTACTGGTCAATATATCCAGAGACAGGACTTGCTTGATAGTATACATCATAATGGTACCCCTGTGCGTCACCCAGACTACTCTTTTTTACTCGAAAATCGTAACCTAAATGCTTTTGTAGCTGGGTCTTGGCAGGTGTGTTGGGAGTGGGATGCAGGAGATTTTACAGAGAGTGAGATAGATACTTTTATTGAGTTAAGCGATTCACCTTATGCTACTACTGTGAAAGATTTTGAAGCGAATAAAGTAACTAAGACCGTATTAGATGCTGATTTTTATCTGCCTGACTGGACAAACCCTACATATAACTGGGTTCTTGCTTCGCGTAAGGCGACAATTACAGCTTTGTCAGATAATGCCGAGTTGTTTTGTTGTTCTATATTAAATGGCCAGTTCGAGGCTTACACTAAAGAAAGTATAACTGTGGAACCGGGTGCCGATATACAAATTAACAGAGTAGGTACAGAATGCTTTATTGCTGCATTTGGTGAAATTAATAGCGGAGACAATGTATTAAGACGTTTTGAAATATATAAAATAACGTCCGAGTCAAAAGTACTAACAAATAAGGGTACTAAGCGTGTACGAATTATGCGCTTATACAAATAAGGAGATATATAATGTGGAATCCCATAAAGATAGCTAAACTTACAAAAGCCATGTGGCTAAAAGCAGAAGATAAAGATAGCAGTGATGTTATAGCTGCAGCCTCTATTGCAAGAGATATGAATACTCAAATGGAGTTTCCTTCTAACATTAAAACGCTACGTACCTTTAGAGCAACGCCTAGAGGTAGAGATATCATGTGGGGAAGGAAGGATAAAACAAAAGAGTTTCAGTTAAATAATATTATCCCAGTTATTACTAACCAGCAAACTATGGAATCCTTTGCCCCTAATACGGTTGGGGGTCATTATAACTATTTAATCAAACAATGGTCTTTTCAAGAGTTGTGGGATAAAAGGTTTGAAGAACCAGAACTTCCAACAGCTATACAAGATATACGAGGGAATATCGCTCGTCACGTATTTCTAGCTCATGACTTTCAACATATTATGTTTCGATATGATACATCTCGACTGGGAGAGGCCTGTATTCAAGCTGTTACCTCGGTTATGATTGGTGGGCATGTAGGCCCTAAATATCTATCTTATGTTATGGCAAGTAGAGTGGCCTGGGATCATAAAAGCATAGAGCCTTTTAGAGTTCTGAGAGAAGCTTACAAACTAGCCAGAGCTGCTGATAGATCTTTCTTTGAGATTAATCCTTTAGAGATTATTGAGCTAGATATTGAAGAAGCCCGAGCTAAATATAATATAGGTACAGCGGTTAAGTTTTATGACTATGTATCTAAACACAGAGAAGATTTTAGACTTGACTCTATACACCCAGAATACAACGATAAAGTATTGCAATGTTTATAAAGAACGGCAAATGGGATTGGCCTATTTGGAAGGTGATAACTGGAAAAGAGCCTCTGACCTTTAAATTTATGCTTAAACTACTGATTTTTGGTATAGCCGTTAAGATTATTATTATAAATGGTATAGGTATCTTATTTTTTGGTATGGAGCCTTTTCCTATATTACGTTTCTTTGGTTAATAAAAAGCCCCAATTAAGGGGCTTTTTTTGTTACTCTCCTGCTTTAAACTTTTCCATCTCATCTTTCAGCATTTGTACATACCCGACTTGCATCATCTCGTACTTTTGTGCATTCAATTGAGACTCTTCTACCATGTTACGAGTATAACCAATCTGCATTAGTGCGTGTTGTACGCCCTGCGGTAAATCTTCGTAGTAATACTCTACTTCATCAATAGTTACTAATTGCTTTTCAAATTCTGCCATTTTTATATTCCTTATTTAAATATATCTTGCCAATTACCAGTTGTACTCGCTCTTGAGTATTCGGTGGCTCTGTTTTCAAAAAAGTTTGCGTGCTCTACGCCGTTTAACATATAGTCTAGCCAGTCCAAAGGATTTTTCTCACTACCAAAAATCTTCTTCATGCCTAGCCCTAATAGTCTTCGATCCGCGATATAACGAATATATAGCTTCACATCTTCAGGTGTTAAGTCTGGCACATCTGCGCCTTCAAAACACAGGTCAATAAACGCATCTTCCAGCTCTACCGAGCGTTCCGCCGCGCAATAAATTTCATACTTTAGATCATCATTCCATAATTCTGGGTTCTCTTGAATAAAAGTGCGAAATAATTGTGACATACCTTCAACATGTAGACTCTCGTCTCGAACAGACCAAGTTACAATCTGCCCCATGCCTTTCATAAGGTTATGTCGTGGAAAATTCAATAGAATTGCAAAGCTACTGAATAGTTGTACCCCTTCTGTGAAGCCGGAGTAAATCGCCATTGTTTTAGCAATGTCCATCTTAGTACCCATTCCAAAGTTACTAAGGTGTTCGTGTTTGTCCATCATCGCTTTATGCTTCATGAACTCTTGGTACTCATTATCTCCATACCCAAGTGTTTCAAGTAATAGAGAGTATGCTTCTTGATGCACAGCTTCCATCGCAGCGAAAGCAGAAAGCATCATGCGTACTTCTGGCTGCTTAAATGTAGGAAGATAGTGCTTCGCATATCCACAACATACATCAACATCTGCCTGCGTAAAGAAACGAAAGATGTTAGATAATAGCTTCTTGTTTCCTTCTCCCAGGTTCTCACGAAAATCTTTCAGGTCGTCTGCAAGGTTTACTTCGTCTGGAAGCCAGTGCATATGCTGCTGGCTCTTATAATGCTCAAATGCCCACGGGTAGTTGAACGGCTTGTAATACTCTCTTTCTTCTAGTAAGTTACTCATTGTTATCCCTCACACGCAACGCAGGCGTTCTCGTCTATGCTATCAAACATATACTGTCTTAAGGCTTCGTCAGAAACTGTCTCAGCTCGTTTTAATGCTTCACTACGCAAATAGTATAGCGTTTTTACTTTCTTTTTCCATGCCATCATATGTACAGCATGAAGTTCTTGCTTTGACACATTCGCAGGAAAGAATACGTTTAGCGACTGGCTTTGGCAGATCTCTTTCTGACGGTCTGCTGCCATATCAATAACCCAACGCTGATCAATCTCTACTGCCGTCTTAAACACATCTTTCGTCCAATCATCAAGGAAGTCTAGATGTTGTACACTACCGCCCTTTGTTACAATGCTTTTCCATACATCGTCTGTATCCTGATCTAACTCCTGAAGAATATGCTCAAGATACTCATTCTTCATTAGACTCGATCCTGACTTTGTTTTTTGAGTATAAGCGTTAGCTCTGTAAGGCTCGATACTAGGACTAGTGTTACCGCAAATAATGCTGCTACTGGCATTAGGAGCAATAGCCAACAAATGACAATTACGCATTCCAGTACCTGTAGCATCCGGTGCTTCACCTCTTTGTATAGCCAGTTCTTTGCTAGCTCTGACTGCTTCATTTTTGATATGCTTGAAGATAGACATATTTCTGCTTTTTGCAATTGCACTTTCAAATGATATATTGTGTCTTTGAAGATACGCATGAAATCCCATTGCTCCTAATCCAATACTTCTTTCTCGTTCGGCACTAAATCGTGCACGTTCTAACTCGTTTGGAGCATTACGAATAAAGTGAGCTAATACGTTATCTAACATACGTACTAAATCAGGAATAAACTTCTCGTTATTACTCCACTCGTCATACTCTTCCAAATTTACACTAGATAAACAACATACTGCTGTACGATCCTTATCCGTTGCAAGCGTAATTTCACTACATAGATTTGAGTGGTGTACTTGTAGCCCTAAATCTTTTTGGCATTGTGGCAATCCTGCCTGTACAGTGTCACCAAACATAATGTAAGGTTCGCCCGTTTCAACACGATTCTGAATCAACTTTACCCAAATAGTTTTAGCTGATACAGTTTTTGTAACTCTACCACTATGTGGGTCAATCAACGGCCAAGAATCATCAAAACCTTCAGTAAGTGTTGCTTGCTCGATCAATTCCATAAATTTGTCAGAGACAACAACTCCATGATGTAGATTAGTAGACTTACGGTTAATATCTCCACCAGTCGGCTTACGTATATCCAAGAACTCTTCGATTTCTGGATGAGATACGTCCAAATACGCTGCATAACTACCTCGTCGTGTTACGCCTTGGGAGAATGCAAGCATCTCTGCATCGACCACTTTCAGAAAGGGGATTACTCCAGTACTCTCTGACCCCGCTGAGGTTTTACTACCTACGGAACGAATGTCATTCCAACATCCACCAATACCGCCACCAACACTAGAAAGGAAAGCATTTTCAGTATAATGATCTGTAATGCCTGACCTTGAATCTTCCACATAGTTAAGAAAGCAGCTAATGGGAAGGCCGCGATTAGTACCACCGTTAGAAAGTATTGGAGTACTAAACATAAACCATAATTTACTAACATAGTCGTATAACCTTTGTGCGTGTGCTTCGTCATCCGCAAAAGCCATAGCTGCACGAGCAAAGGCGTCTTGAGGAGATTTTTCGTCTCCAACTAAATATCTATCCCGTAGAGTCTTGTGACTAAACTCTGACAAGTAGTTATCTCTTTTGTAATCAATCTTTATATTCATTCATTCTCCGCCCTATATCTGCCACATTATCGGCACCAATTGCATCATCGCAATAACTTATTAAATCCATCAACTCATAGTTTACTAGCAAGGTTTCTGCATTTTCATTCAGAGCTTGTATATATTTATACTTACTGCTGATAGGTAATATGTTATAAATGTCCATTGCATCGCCATACTCATGAATAAGTTGCTCTGCTCTCTTTGGCCCTATGCCTGGAATACCTGCTACATTATCACCTTTATCGCCTGTTAGACACTTTAAAGATATATACTGTTCAGGAGATACATCATAATGCTCACTCCAGTTATCTAAGGTTACTTCTTTTCGTGTAACATAAGAGAATCGTGATACTTTGTCTTGTATAAGCAAGTCCCAATCTCGGTCACTTGATATAAGCCAAATATGATCTAAACCATAAATATCTTTATCTTTTACTAGGTGCGCTGCAATATCGTCTGCCTCTACACCTTTATATCGAAGAACTAAGTAATCTTCCGCTAGTACATTCAGTGATTCTTCAAACTCCTCGAAGAACTCTTCAAATGCTATCTTGTCCGCTTCTGTCTGCTCTGCGAACTTGTCTTTTCTATTTTGCTTATAGTCTTCACATATATTCTTTCTATATGTGGAAGATCCCCAATCTGCCGTAATAATAATATTGTTGCAGCCATATGACTGGCCTAAACTTTGTACTGTTCTTTGGAAGTCATATCTAAAGTCTGTACGACCTTGATGCTTCCATCGGAATGCCAAGTTTAAGGCATCTACTATTAGTGTGGTGTTTGGTTTTTCTATGCTTAGCTTATCTGTAAAATTAAACGCCATCTAGAAATTCTACCTTCTCTTGTGCTAACCAATCTGCAGCTAGTGCTACGTAACAATCTAGCCAGTTTATATACATATAATCTACATTTTCTGGCTGTACTGCAGTTACTACAAATGGTTTTGACCGGTTATATTTGAAAAACAATAAAGGCTCCTGGTTACCGCCTTTTGCTTGTGCTACTACTTTCTTCCACCAACGTATTAAGTTGTTTGTTTTCTGAGCTGTAAAGATTGAATCATTTAACGGCGACTCTGCATAGTTTTTAACTTCAATACAGAACCGGTTTTTTGCATGTGGTACGTACAAATCACCTTTTAAGTATTCAAGAGCGCCCGAAGCGGGCACTCTCTCAAACTTATGTCCTGTAGTTTCTCTAAGCATATCCCTAATTAGATACTCTCCTCTCGCTCCCTTCGCTCTCGAATCTACCATACTCTGACTCTTTGTCCTCTTCGGATTTCTCCGGCTTAGCTAATAGCTGTTCTGTATCTAAATGATGAAACGCAATTCTACGCCTCGCAGATAATTGTTGTCTTTGTTGTGCAATTTGTCGTCTACGCACTACTTCTCCAGTTTGCTTACATTGCCAGCTTTGACCACTTCTACTTTCTCAAGTAGCGGGTGTGTCCAACCGTGGCTAACTATATAAGTATTCAGACCTTTTTCACCTAACAGTACTTCTACTAACTTCTCTCTGCCGGTATCGTCCAATACGTTTACTACTTCATCGAGGAACAGTATGTTGATTTGAGACTTAGAGATACTACTCATCAACTTACGAATCGCAATAAGTGTAGCTGTATTTACACGTGCTAATTCACCACTTGAAAGTGCTAGAATATCAACTATGTTTCCATTGTCTGTAATCTGCACATTCAGTTTATCGTTTGAAACAACAAACTCAAGTGTGAAACGACCATCCGAAAGTTCTGCAAGGTATATATTTGTTAGTTCTTCTAGTTCTTTAACTAGATTTTCTATCTTATATGCCAACAGGCCATTCGTACTAAAAGACTTCTTCAATACTTCCAAGTTCGAGGCAATCTTCTGCTCGTCATTGAATAATTCTTTACACTTGTTCAAATCTTGCAAGAAGCTATCCGTCTGCTCCTGAATCACTTGAATTCGTGTGTTCCTTTTAGTTCTACGTTCGTTTTCTTTTGCAGTAGCGTTCAGCTTTGATTTGGCTTCCTCAATACGCGATAATAACTCTGCTATTCTTTCTTCAATAGAAGAACCTGACAAACGTTCGGCAGGTATAGTAGAGTCAATACTTCTGTATAAATCTTCCCATTCTTTCTGCATCTTTACTTTCTTATCAAATTGAGTATTATTTTCCATAATTATATCAATCTGCTCTTTGATCTCCGCAGCTCGTAGTCGTGCATCGTCTATCTTACTTTGCTCTGCATTGACTAGCTCTTGCATACGATCTTGGTCGATAGATTGCTCACAAGTATGGCAGTGTGTTCCTAGCTTCATCATCTTCTCGATGGCTTGCTTTGACCCCGCTGCGATTTGTTTAAGACCTCCCATCTCTCCTTGCAGTTTATCGTAAGACAGCTTCTCTGTAGCTGTAATACTTTGCACTGAGGTCAAATCTATCTTACTCAACATATCCTTATATTGATTATTCTGAAAAATCTTTTTATTTATTTCTGAGATATTTTGATTTTTCAGTTGTAGAGAACGTAACTCTTTCTCATCTTCTTCCGTGTTAATTTCTATTTCTTCGAGTGGTAGTATGGTAGTATCACTCAATTTATTATCTTGTAACCATTTTTCTATTGTAGCCATCTTTGCTTCGAATGCGGTCAAATTAGCTACACTACTCTTAGCCGCGTCTTTGAACAAATCAAACAACTGTACATAGTTTTCTAAGTGTAACAAATCGATCAGAAACTTTTTTCTGTTTGTGTCTGTTGCAGTTAGAAACTGTAAGCTAGTATTTGTATTCTGGTAAACAAGCTGAGTAAATGTCTTAAAATCAATACCAATAATTTCCTGGAGACTCTTATAGGTGTTTGTAGCCGTATGACTACTAATATCTTCTCCGTTATGTAATAATTGTATCTTGATGTTAGTTTTTCGATTAATTATAACTTCATAACTATTCGAGTCTTTCTTAAAGGATAAGCTAATACTGTATCCATTATCTACATACCTGTTTGGTATGTCTGCTTTCTTGATGCCTTTTGAGTTTTTATTATATAAAGCCTCTTCGATAATTAACGGTATGGAAGACTTACCCATACCGTTTGTACCGATTATCTGTGTTACAGTATTATCTGAGAGGTCTAACTCGTTATCTGCACCGTAGCTGAAGCAGTTACTCCATTTCAACTTTTGAAGCGTAATCATTAAAAAGTCCTATAATATCAGGTATTCGTTCTTCATTTATTTCTAGGATATAAGTTAGATACTCAACTAACTCCTCCTCTACGGTCATATCTTTATCTATAACAAGTGCTGTTTCTGAGGATCTTTTTACTACTTTCTTATCTAAGAGGTCTGTATTCTTGATACCTGCTAACTCTTGAATATCACCTTCTATCTCGTAAATTGTATGGTGGTATTTAGTACTTATCATATCATTTGGGTCAGTGACAGTCTTACGAATTAACTGAGGCAGCTCAAAGCGTTCCCAGAACCAACTCCAATCTTCATCATTAATAAGTAAATAACCAGTTTCAACTACATTCCTATGAAAAGAAGTAGTCATTGGTGAGCCTGGGTATACAATGTTACGTTGTGTATTACTGTGAGCATGTAGATCGCCTGCAAATACTACAGGGAAATCTTCTAGTAAGTCTAAATCAATCTCAGGCTTTACGTGTGGTGGAATCTCTCCACGAACATGAGTAAACAGAGGTTTTGTTTTGTCAAAATGATCTATAATATCTTTTCTATGTAAGTCTGCATATGGCAGAATACCATAACCTAAGTCTTTATCAATATACGATATATCTACTATATTTATTAGGGGATTGATGTCCCTTGAGACTTGCTTTAATTGTGTAAAGAAAGTCTTATTTTTCTTAGTAGCTTCGTGATTACCGTCATAGATTATTGTTGGAATCTTTACTTTCCGAATAAACGAAAAGTAAAGTTCCAGTTCTTCCATACTAGGCAGACGGTCAAATAAATCTCCTCCAATAATGTGCATACTGCACTGTTCTTCAAGGGCATAAAGCTGTTCAAAGAACAGCTTGTAGCGATTTAGTGCCCACTCTCGTGGTACGTTCTTTTGACCTAGCTTGATGTGCCAGTCTGCCGTAAATAAAATCATCCGATTTTAAACTCGTCTTCCAGTGACTCATCAATTTCTTCTGCACCAGCTTCACGGATTTCGTCAAGCAAAGTTTTTTGTGCGTCTGGGGTAGGACGAGCCATAACGTCATCCATAGACTTCAGACCTTCTACAAGTGCAAGCTCAGTCTCGTCAAGAGGACGTGGCTTACATTTCAATACCTGCAACTGATACTCGACATTGTAGGCGAGTGGGCCAGTCTTGGTACGCTTAAACTTAACATCCCAGCCAGTTTGGTTATCGGTTGGATCACCGAGATCTTCTGCTGCTGTCATGATCTGTTCAAACAGTTTCTTCTTTAGGTTGATTACTTTGACTTCGCCACCGTCGATGCACTGCATCGCATAGCTCCAGCCACACTTCAGATCGGGGTAGTATTCACGAACCCAATCTTTTTCTTTGTTATTGAAACGCTCTTCGTTACGGTCGAACGACAAACACTCGAAAGGAATGTTCTTACCGTTTTTGCCTTCAATCCAGTATACATAACGAGCGAGTACATCGCCAACTAGTCGTACTGAGTTGTCACCATCGCGGTAAGCGAAAGAAGAGATAGATGATTTTTGGGCAGCGCCCTTTGATTTTGCGAATGTTAAAGCCATTAGTGTTTCTCCGTTGGGACTTCTTCGTATAGAAAAGTCATTATATCGTTTTCTATAGTTAGTAGTCTATTGTTTTCAAATAATGACCTGTCTATATTATTATGAAACAGGTCTAGGGCTGTGTTACCAGTTGCTAAGTAGTCTGCTAAAGATCTCATTGATGCTAGAGCAAGGTATTGACCTACCTCGATATTGGTATATTTATATAAGTTGTAAACAAGAACTTCGGGGTGTGCGAGAAATGATTCACCTTTGTAGTCCTTCATATAGAATTTATATATTCTATCATATCTGTTCTTAGGGATTAGACCCATTGTCAGCATTTTAAAAATAAGAACACAATCAGAAGCATTTCCTTCCGTTGTCTCGAATATCTTCTTCCAATTATATAAGAGCATATTATATCAAACTATCCAGCATTTGTCAAGAATTATTTTTCGTAAAGTCATAGTAATCTCTGTCTATCGGCTTATTATTACTAAACTCAGATAGGGGTACTGAGATTGATACTCGTGCAGAATCTGGTACAGCTTTATGGAACATGCCTGCAGGAATGTATAATAAGTCGCCTACTGTTAATACCGTGTCAATTATGGGTACGTGCTTAGCTTCCTCCTCTGGTGTCATTACCATTCTACTAGTAAAGCGTTTTTTACCGTTTTCCATCTTCTCGCTACGCGCATGTACGTTATATACTTTCCAATGTACCGAACCAATTGCGTGCACTAAAAAATTATCATCTGCATCTGCATGGCACTCAAACGATACTGCATTCTTTTTTGGAGAGCAGTAGAAGTGTGCATCTGCTGCAGTGTTCTTATAGCGTTGTTCTAGGCAATGAGCAATAGCGGAAATGTTGGGGCTAAACATAGAAGCTTTCGTAAGTATCATACTGCCGCCTCGTTTCCATATATCAGATACGTATTTCTTTTCGTACCAGACTTCTCCAGTCCACGCAGGCTTATCTACTCGGCGTAAGTTATCTTTTTCCATACATAATTTACTGCCGTCAGGTTTAATTACTTGTAACCCCGCTACGGCTCTGTCATTAGCTATGTATTTGGAAATATCATCCCAGCTAGTAATGTCTCCAAAGAAATTTGTTTTAAACGAGTTAGCTCTAAATACCATAGGCTTTTTGTCTTTTACAGTACTTTGAAAAGCTGCGTCTGTTAGAGGGTGTATTAAGTCCTCGAAAGTGAATTGTGGTCTATTCATATTTGTTTAATTTTATACCCCTGTTTCATATAATAGCCCATTCTATTTGACGCCTGTCTTTGAGCTGTTTTACCTTTTAAATGTATGTCAATTATTACTGGGTCACGCTTCCCTTCTTGCTTACGTATAACACGGCCAATAAGCTGAGTAAGCAAGGGTTCATTATTAATAGGAGTGCCCAGTATAAGGCAGCTAAGCGTATTTACGCTGATACCCTCACTAAAAATTGCTTGTGTTCCGTAAAGTACGTTTTTATCTCCATACAATATCTCATCTACTAGTTTTTCTCTGTCCTCATGAGATACCTCACCCGTAACACAAACCGCTTTATCACCAGTCAGTTCGGCGCAGCTTTTTAAAAACGCGACTCGATCAGACACCACTAACACCTTATGCCCTTTTGCGGCGTAGGCCGCTGCCAACATGGCAATAGTATGGCGATAGTCGCTGTTATTGGACAGATGGTTGATTCTATTCGCCCACGGTATGCTGGCACCATCCATAAATCTTATATCAGAACTAAGTATCTCGATAGTAGGTACCATATAGTTCTCTTTAGGTGGCTGAAACAGCTTCGGGCCAAAGTAGTCTCTAAACACAACATGTTTACCATCTTTTCTTTCTATAGTGCCTGATAATCCTATCTTATATTTACAGTAATTTGTATCTAAAATCTTAGAAAAGGTCGGACTAGATACGTGGTGCATTTCATCTAGTATGATGGTTCCAAACTCTCGTTTTATCTTCTCAATATTGCGGTATAAACTCTGAGTATTGCCAATAACGATAGGAGCGTCAAGTTCAAATCTACCACTGCCTATGATGCCAGCCTCAATTCCAAAGACTTTCTGTACTTCCTTTGCCCACTGATTACGCAGTGGTACAGTATGGGTAATCACAAGTGTTTTTTGACCAAGTTTTGCTGCTATGGCTAATCCTGTAAAAGTCTTTCCCCAACTGACCCATGCGTTAATAATAGCACTGCTATCAATTTGGTCATAAACCGCTTGCTGGCTTTCTCGTAAAGGGAACCTAAACTCTGGAAAGTCAACTGGCACCTCAATACGCTTATCGACTATTTCGTAGTCGTCTGGTATTAAGTCCAACCTTCCTACAGGAATAGTAACAAGATTTTCTCTAATACGCGACATATTCTTAATTACCTGAGGTGGCTCATGTGCGTTGAAGCCTGGAATAGTATATGTTAGTTCTTTATTTATAACTTCCCTATACTCTTTCGTGCATTCTAGATAAATCCTGTTACTAATCACTGCTTTCATAGGTTTAATTCATTCTTAGCGATAATATAGTTCTTAACGAACTCGGAGCGTACAATATCCTCTACTTCAAACTCGATAAAATCGAAGTCGCCCATACGTTTAAGTATTTTCATAAAGTCTTGCATACCGTTTTGTTTAAGATCAGCCTGCCTAAAGTCGCCACAAAAGATAACCCTACAACCTTGACCTATTCTGGTTATAATTGAGTCTAGTTCATGAAAAGACATATTCTGACATTCGTCAATAAGAATGACAGCATGTTTCAGTGTAATACCTCGGATAAACGAAGTAGTCATAAACTCCACTAAGCTTTTTTGCTTTAGAATGCCATAAGCATCTCCTCTGCCAAAAATCTCATTAGCTATATCTTTGTAAGGCTCTTCATAAACAGAGGACTTCTCTTTCTCTGTTCCAGGTAAAAACCCTATGTCTCTTGTTGGTACTGCGCTACGAATAATTACAAGCTTTTCGAACGCTCCTTTTGCCATATCGTCAAAAGCGAGGTAAGATGATATAAACGTCTTGCCTGTTCCCGCTAATCCATGCAGAATTAGATGCTTAGTAGAATCAAATGCTTTTACTTGATTTCTAGTTAGTGGCTCTACTTCTGTTAAGACTAGGCTTGCTCCTGCGAGAGTCCTACTTCTTTTTGCCATGATTATCCTTATACCTTTCTTCGAGTGTCTTTGAGTTTAGTCTCTGCATACTCGTATAGTATCCACGGAAGTCCGTGAAAGTGTAAAACACCCGCCCAGAGCATTCCATCTTCTGGTGGGCGCGGTATAGTAAAAGGAAAACTAACACCTTTTACCCATAACAATGATGCGGTATCTTTTCGATCAACTCTCAATATCTTATAATACTTTAGTTCGCACATTGTAGTTTTCTCGTAGATAAAAGGTCTACCTAACGAGTCTATGAAGCAATTAGTACTTTGTTTGAGTAAAGCAGTAATTGTATCAATCTGTTTACGTAAAGGCATCAAACCTTGTAAGGGTGTTTTCAATCTTCGCAGCCCTAAAGTCCTTTCCTTTACGTTTTTATCATCTAGTAACTGACCGTCTAGAAAAAGTAAACCATCTGCCAACTCCCAATTACTAGAAGGTAGGGCATATACTGGCCACTCAATCTTCTTGATAGACCGGAATGAGATCACCACCTAACAACTCCTTTCTAAACTTAGCCCCTTCGCCACCTGCAATCTTAGCTACATGGAACTTATATTCGTTAGACTGCCTAAATTTTTCTATGGTTTTAACTGTATTTTTACTGCCGCCTTGGGAATCGTCACATCTAGAGCAGGGTAGAATATCACTGCGTCTTTTATTTAGTAGACTCCAACGTATTCTATTTAGCTTCGGATCATTCAGGTACATATCAACCATACTTCTTTCATGGATATTACCTATAATAATCTGGTACTTCCAATCGTTACAACACATCTGATAGTTACCTTTCCAGTCAATAAAGATTTGTCGCATTGGATGCCAACAAGGTGTATCAACTGTATTATCATTAAACCAACCCGCTCGGTTATTGAATACATAATTAAAATACTTACCGGGGTGTAATGTATCTTCTATAGGAGGTAAGTTATTTATTTCTTGTATACTCAACCCATCTGGCTTGAAGTAATGCTCTACCTTCTTATCAGTACCGTGCAAATATTGATACTTTACTAGTCTTGACTTAAACTCCGCCTCATCCGTGTACGTATTCAAAATGAGATGGTCTATCTTTGAAAAAGACTTCTTCCAATGTGTATCAATCTTATACCCATTCGTAGTGACTCGCAGTTTCCAAGTCCTGCCTTCCTGTGTTAGTAACTCTACTGCTTTGGCAAAGTGTTTATAGAGTACTGGCTCTCCACGACCTGCAAGCTCTACCCAACCAGTAAAGTGGAAAGACTTCATCTCGTCTATCACTATCTGCAAGGTTTCTAAGCTCATATGCTCATTTACATTAGGGTAGCTGATATTAGTTCGAGGACAGAATGTACAAGTTTTATTGCACAATCCTGTCGTATCCAAGTCTATTCTATAAATATTTTTAAGTAATGATTCCATATAATTTCTCAAACTTGCCCATTGAGTAGTCATCGCCAATCTCAAAGTCGCATCCTACGGGGGCACCTGGGATACTTAAACCCCTGTCTAACTGAATGTAATGTTGTAATGCTGCTGTGTAATCTTCTACTTCTTCGTCTGGTACTTCTGCGAGGATGGAGTCGTGTACTAGAGCAAATATACGTGCCTTCATCTTCTTCGCTTTAATATGTGCTTCCATGTCGATTGCACCTAAGAGGTTAATATCAGAAGCAGCAGACTGCACCAGAAAATTAAGACCAGACCTAACGCTATGACTCTGTATACCTTTGTCAGTCGAGTGGACATTTGGTAATCTCCGCTTTCTTCCGAAGAAGCTATAAATAAATCCATTCTGCTGGATAAACTTTTGGTTGTCTTCAATCCACGCTTTTAGCTTGTGGAACTCTTTAAAATAGTCGTTAATAACTTCTTGTGCATCATTGCGGCTAAAAGGTTTGCCACTATCTTTTGTTACCTGCTCACTGATCTTGTTGGCACCAGCACCGTACATAATACCAAAGGTTACTGCTTTTGCAGCCTGGCGTTGCATAGGGTACAGTTCTGCCACTTGATCTACTTCGCAAGGTAGTCTAAATACTTTGTGAGCGATCGCACTGTGGAAGTTACCACCTGTACGGAAAACTTCTATAAGAGCAGTATCTTTTGCGAGTACAGCAGCTACATATACCTCTGCTGTTGTTAAGTCCATCGCTACAATCTTATGTCCTGGAGCAGCTTTGATACAACCCTTTACAGTAGGATTATCACGTGGAAGCTGCTGCATGTTCAACTTGCCACTAGATGATAACCGACCACTAGTTGTACTGTGAAGATTGAAACCAGTACGAAGTCGAGAGTCGCGATCCAACTGAGGTATAATCTTATCGAGATAGGTATTCTTGATCTTGCCTTTTTGTCGAATATCAAGGATAAGTGCAGGAATCTCGGACTGTTCGGATAGTTCTTTAAGTACTTCAGCGTCTGTGGAGTCCGCACCAGTACCAGTCTTTTTACCAGTGGGCGATAAACCCAAAAAATCAAACATGAGCTTACGAAGCTGCATAGTACTATTAGGGTTAAAGGGCTTACCATTTATTTCCTCAAACTTTTTAATTGCAGGGTTTTTGTACATTTCAGTAACAGCATTATCAATGTCTGTCTGCATAGCCTCTTGCGAGAACTCCAAACGTGTTCGGTCGAAAGGTACACCGTTATCTTGAATATCAGTCAAGAATCGACAGCCAGGAATAAGAATATTATCATATACCCACTTTAGCTTTGGATTCTGTTTAATTTTTACAAATTTCTCGTAAAGCAGGAAGGTACACAAAGCATCCATACCTGCGTATAGTTTCATAATGTCGAATGGAATCATTCCCCAACTGAACTGATCTTTGTTGAGACCCCGCTCCTTCCTGTAATTATCCATCCAATCGTACATTGGCTTCTCGTAATCACCATAAGGCGTATACTGGATCGCTAGAGACTTTAGACCATGAGTGCCCGGGTTCTCATCAATGAGATAGTGCAGAAGCATAGTATCTTCAAAGCTAGGGAACTTGAAGTTAAAGTGGTACTCAAAGAACGCCATATCGAACTTAGCATTGTGAAATACTACAGTTTTCTTACTAAATAGTTCTTGTAGCAGCTCTTCTGTTCGTTCATCGAAACACTCGGTATCAATGTATGCTCCACGCTTATTGTCATAGGCTATGGATATACCAAGCATATAACCATCACGGGGATATAGTCCTGTGGTCTCCGAGTCAAGAGCAATATAAGATTTAGGAGCATCAATCGCCGCCTGAATAAATCTATTTGCTTCTTCGGTACTTTGGATACCAAAAGCAATACTTTCGTCAATTATAACCTCTTCAATATCCCCTGCGATATAAGCAATGATGTTATCTTTAGAGCTGTCCCAGGTTTTCTTAGCTTCTGGCTTAAATGCAAGCATAGCTGGATTAATGATTGGCAAGTACCTACCGTCTACAGATTTACCAGAATACTCGGTTACAGAACCGTTCTTAGTAAAGTATTTGAGTGCGTCAGACCCTACGAGAATTATCCAGTCGTAAGCGTCAACGTCTATTTGAATATCGCAGTCTCTCTTCAGAACCTTTTTAATTGTAGGGTCTGAACAAAGCTGGTATTGATCGAACTCGAACGCGTGTTCAAATTCTTGTTTAAAATTAGTTCTGCTTTGTTTAGTTTCCACGATAGCTACTTTTGGCTTTATTAGAGTGCCAGTCATTTACTCTTCCTCGTATTTGTTTGATTTACTTCTATTTTCTGATACAGTTAGATACTGTAGGTTTTCTAAAACGTGTAGCCCACATACTTTCTCCCCTTGTAAAGGCACTATGTGATCTACTTCATACCCTTTAGGACATCTAGAATAGAATTCTTCTATATACAGTGTATTTGCCCATTTAGGAGTCCTTTGAAGTTTTGCAGCACGATATTTTGCCCTATTAGCGTAAAATTTAGCTTTATTATTCTGATAATACTCTGCACTTACCTCTTTTCGGCATTCCTTGCATTTACCAACCCTACCGTCTGTGGTGTGGTTATCTATATGATATTCTGTGTAGTCCTTTATAAGATTACAGCTAGTGCAAGTTTTTTTGCCTTGCTGAGCTAAGAACCTTGTACCTATAGACATTTTAGAGGGATAGTTTAAAATGTCTGGAAAATGTTTTTTTAAAACCGAAGTTATCGTATTAGGTGCACACTGATAGTACTCAGCTATTCTAGTCCTGGTATCGTACTCTATGCAATTTTTTACAAAATCTTCTTTTGAGTGTGGTTTGTGTTTAATTTTAATCATAAGTTGTCTCCATTTTTATATTTTAACTTAATAGAGACAAAAAGTCAAGAACTATTTTTTGCTATGTATATAATTTACTCTTTAATTTAATTACTTGAGTTTCTGTTAGTGCACCTGCATCTTGTTCTTTATTGCCGAACTTGATTACGCGGCTAGTGAGATCAACTTTCTCGCACATTACTTTAATTCTTTCGGCAGCATTCTGTCCTGCCTCATCATTGTCTAGAAAGATGTCTATGTTATCTACACCTTGCATAGCTAGTACACTTAATCTTTCTTCTGTTACATTCTTTACACCGAAACAACACACTGCATTGGTTAGTCCCTTATCATGTAGATTAAGCATATCGAATATACCTTCTACTAGTAATATACTACCTTGTATTGGTTTTGATGCTGGGAATAACGGTAACTTTGCACCAGCGGGGGTGTTAAGATACTTAGGCATGCCCATTGAAGTATGTCGTCCTTGAAAGGCTACTATCTTGCCTGTTCTGTCTCGTATCGGAAAGTTGATACGAGAGATATAATCTTTACCACTATGTTGGAATGCTTCGAACTTCTTGTAAGTCTCTGCCTTAATATCTCTCCAGTTACCGTGGTAAGGCATAGAGTCTTTAGGAAAATCTAAGCCGATACTTTCTGCTCTTTTGTCATTGATCTTCTTCTTTAAGAACTCTCTGCGTAGCTGCATCTGGTTAGGCTTCTCACCAAAGTGAGTAAACACATTACCTTTGAACTCACAAGAAAAACAATTAAAGATACCTGTAACTTGATCGATTCTCATGCTAGGACTTCTATCAGCATGTTCTGGATTTAGGCATAGAACGACAAAGTCAGCCCCTTTGGGCATGTACTTTATATTCTTACTATCGAGTAATTCCTGAACATTCACCGACCAATATCCTTTATATTTTCTTGACTAATTACTTGATACGCGCCTTTGTTATAGGCAGGTGCTATGGTGTACTTGGAGCCCTTGGTGTAAGACCTATCAGGCATAGTACAGATACTATTAGTGTCAGATACAGACTTATACTCTGGTGTCTCTCTACGATAAGTGTCTACTGGCTCTAATGGTTGAAATTTTGGGGTATAACCACGGGCTTTAGGTAGCGGCTTGCGCTTACGGCCAGATGTAGTGTACCTGAGATTACCAAATGAAATTGACATAAAAAAACTCTCCCCTCACAGTTTAGATATATATTATACTAAAAAATGAAAGGAGAGTCAAGAACTATTTTTAGAAAGGGTCATCAATACTTTCGTTTGTCTTATGCGATGAGTCCTCTTTCTCTTTTGGTGTCTGTTGAGTCTCTGGGCCAATCTTTAGAGTCTCCCAGTCAACAACCGAAGAGAATGAACGCATACTGGCTGCTCGCATCTTGACACAATTAAATGTCATGCAGTTATCTTCTTGATCCCAGGTTTCCAATGCGTAAGCAGCATCGGCAGCATCAAGAATACCTTTAGCAAAGCGAGCTTCACCAGTTGCGTCTGTTTGGTAGGGAGAGAATACAGTGCATTCATACTCCTGTGCCATACTTTTTAACGCCTTACTAACCTCAATCTGTTCTGTCCAGTCATACTGCCCTCCTCGTGAGGGGACGTTGGAACGCTTTACTTGGTTTATATAGTCTACAATAATAACACCGACATTTAACTTCTTGACTTTTTTGTCAAGCTCGGCGCGAATCTTCGCCAAAGTTAATGAGGGATCATACACTACGTCAATCTGCTGAGTCGGGAGAAGCTCGCAGGTTGTCCATAAGCTGTCATGAAACTTATCAAAGTCTCGATGTTCTTTGTATTCTTTTAACCGTTCCTGTCCTTGTTGGTAGCGTGCAGCCCACCAACCAGCCACTTTCTCCCATTCCGTAACACTTAGATTCATAGTACGTAATCGGGCGAAGGGCACTCCAGTAGCAATCGAACAGATACGTTGTAGTACTGATCGACTGTCCATTTCGATGGTGAAATAGATAGCTGAACGTCCTGAGTTGTAGACGTTATTAGCAATGTTAGCACAAGTTAGAGACTTACCAGCACCTCGGCGACCACCAACGAGAACCAAGTCTCGGGGGGAGAACTTGATTTCGTGGTCGTACTCATCATTAAGACCTAAACCGATGTACTTTCCAATCTCTTCTTCTGGCTCAAACAAACGTATGCGTTGCATATTCTCGGAAGGTTCCGTTAGATCGACCTTATCTTCAATGTCAAGGACGATCTGATGGAGAGCACCTACTGATTCGTCTGCATCTGCGAACAGAACAGACTCATCAATATAAGTCTCAAGCGAGTTAAGTATCTCTTTCTGAGTATACTCATTTTTAAGATACTCTAGTAGAATGTCAGCGTCAATGTCAACATCTACACTTTCGATTGCAAACACCTTTTCTTGTGTCTGACGATCTCGAATGCCTAGCTTGAGGTTATCGAACGAAGGAAGCGAATGAAAATTCTCGCAATGCTTATCAATGAGCTTATAAAGCACATGATATTCTACGGGCAAGTATTCTTTACGCAGGTAGCTCCAAGTCTCGAAGTCCTGTGTATTGATAACTTGTCGTATTAGCGCACTTGCTAGATTCAAAAGTTCCCCCGAACAATAAAAAGCCGACACACACTACTAGTAATATGTGTCGGCAAAACTTAACAACGATTACTGAGCAGCTTTAGCGGCTTTAGCAGCGCCATCGTAGTCAGCAGCAGAAACGCCACGGCGAGTCAGCATAGTTTTAACACCACGTGCAGTTTTACCGATTGCTTCAGCGATAGCTTCAACAGTCATGCTTGCAACGTCTAGGTCTGCCAAAGGATCAGCCTTGTCAGTACCCTTGGTGTGTTCTTGACGTGGGATCGCATCAATAGAACCTGAACGAAGGAGGCTAAGAGCCTTACCACGAACAGAGTTTACAGTGCGGTCAAGAGCTTCGGCGATAGCTTCTACGAAGGCACCGTCTTGTACCATACCGATGAACGTAGCTTCTTCAGCTTCGCTATAAGTACGTACAGCTTCTACCTTAGGGGCAGGCTTGACGTGTGCAGTCAGTTCCATAGACAAAATCTTGCCTTGGATTGACTTAGAGCTATAAGCGCCATCTTCAAACAGGCCGGCGATCTCAGCATAAGTGTAAGAGCCGCTGTTATCGGCTACAAAAGCAGCCAGGGTAGCTTCTTGAGCATCGGTAAAAGACTTACCAGCGCCAGCAGAGGCTAATTCTACATCGTAGCCCATCTTACGCAATTTGCTTGAGATAGAACGAGTAGAGGTTTCAAGTTGACCTGCTGCATCTGCAACAGTAGCTTGAGAAACGGGGCTTTCGCCGCCGACAAAATCAGTCAGTTGAGCTGTGCGCTCTTCAGTCCATTTAGGTGTAGCCATTAGATATACTCTCCAGAGTTAGTTAGCTCGTTGATGGTAGTCACGATGACTCCCTTAGCACGAGCGTTTTGGGTTTTGGTTGATTCAATTCCTGACTCATTTATAAGATGAGTACAGTCTTTAGTAAGAGTCGATTTTACTCGATAACCGTAGTGCTCAAGGTGAGCTGTAGCTTCTGCTTTACTACGAAAACTCTTTAGTTTTCCTGTAATACATACTATGCCACGCGTAGTTGTCGTTGTATTCGTACTCTTTGTTTCTTTAAATTTAAAGCTGAATGGAAGGCTATCATAATAACCATAAAAGTCATTATGAAGCCACTCTATCAAGCTATCCGTTGCCTTCGGCCCTAGGCCTGCCTCTGCACAAGTCTCTCTACTAATTTCAGTTATATTAGTGATTGCTGTAGATAACTTCTTTGCTGCGGTCGATCCGATCAACGGAATGCCAAATGCAGGCAACAATAACTCCAGAGATATAGAAGTTGAATTCTGTATCTCGGAGTAAAGTTTCTCTGCAATCTTTTCAGAAGAGAGACACTTTGCTATCTGCTCTTTAGATAAAGAGTAGAGTTCCGATATGTCATCAATATCTAACTTAGCAATGCTGCTAGGCCCGAGACCTTTGATCTTAACGGTTTTCGCAAAGTGTTCTAGTTTTTTCTGAGACTGCGAACCACAGAATGTGTTTACACAGTACAGAAGATGATTTTTCCACGTAAGAACCGATGCACAACTAGGGCAATGCGTTGGGGCTTCTATGGTAATCATGTGGAACTCTCCGTAAATCTGAATGTATATTATATGAAACTTTTGGTAAAATGTCAAGAACTATTTTTTGAAAGCTACCTAACAAACTTCAGCTCTTTTTATTATACGAGGTATAATCTCACCCGACCTAATAATTTCAACCATACATCCAATCTCTAAGTTTAGTCCACGAATATACTCTATGTTGTGTAGCGTTGCTTTGCTTACAGTAGCGTCTCCAACCAATACAGGATCGAGAATAGCTACAGGGCTGACAACACCAGACTTGCCGACTTGCCACACAACATCGAGTAATTTAGTTACTACTCCTTCCTTCTGCTCTTTTAGAGCAAAAGCCCCGCGAGGGTGGTGAGCAGTATAACCCATGCTATCAAACGTCAGGCTATCATCTATGCGATAGACAGTACCATCAGTAGGGTAGTTACTTGAATCGAAACTATGCACAGTATGAAAGCCGTGGGCTTCCAAGTATTTCATAGAACCAGTCCAAGTAAAGATACTAGAGCCTTGCAGACCGTAAGCTACGAAAGTAAGTGGGCGAGTACGAAACTCCTCCATATCTTTCAAGTTTAGCGACCCTGATGCAAGGTTTCTAGCATTAGTAATGTGAGAAGGGCAGACAATTTCTCCAGTAACTTGGATAATGCCCTGATAGGGTATCTCCGTAGGTACTAAGAGTTTAAGTTTCTCTGTTATGTCCCGTCCCACAGTACCATCACCACGGGTTAGTGCTTGTACTAATTGACCATTTACATAGACAATAGCTACAGCAGCGCCATCCAGTTTGGGTGTAGATACATAACCAGACAAGTCTGGAGCATCTTGCAAATCAAAATACTTTTGTAGAGAGTACATTCTAAATAGGTGAGGTATACCATCAGTGATAGTATGTCCTACAGATTTATAATCGTACTTAGAGGCTAAGGTATCAAACTCGTCATCGGTAAGTATAGACTCACCTTCGTAGTATGCTTTAGCTGCTGTATCTAAAAAGTCTTTCATTGCTTTCCTCACTGAACGAATGTATATTATACAGGCTTCAGCAATTCAAGTCAAGGATTATTTTTCTTTAAGGGGAAAAATTTCTTTAACTATTTCATCGGCTTCTGCTAGAGATAGAATCTCACACAGTCCGATAAATAGTTCCTTAGAATTACTCAAGTCAAGAGCTATAGAAATACCTTCAGGAGAAGGCTTCCACTCTTCATCAAAGTCAAGATAAAACTTTCGTAGACCTAGATATTCTACGCCACGAAAGATATTTACAGTGAGTCTGACCTGTACCTCTTTGACCGTATCATAATGAATGACACGCTCATACGCATCTGGAGCTTCGTAAAGTTCCATTAGCGTTTGCCTTCATTCTTCAAAATAGAAGATAAAGGTACTACACTTGTTACGTGGTCTGGTTTCAGGAGACGATAAGAGTCCGTATCCCAACAAAACATAAGGAGTGTAGCATCGGTTTCTTTCGCCCGATTCGTTTTTTGTTGTATGTAAGGGGTTGTAAAATCCAAAGTGCATACATTGTACTTTAGTTTTTTACTATTCTCACTACGATAAGTGATAATAGCATCGCCGTATTCAACAACAAGCTGTATCAGCTCTTGTTTTCTCACAGTTGCTCCTTTAAAGCAGGTTGGCAGAATCTTCTGTCGTACTGACTTTTAGGGCTTGTGAGAGTGCGCCGTTTTTTTGATGTCCCAGGCAGCGCATCCCTCCTGGACTAAGGTAGTTAGTCTGTGAAGACTAAGCTCATCTTATTTAGTTACTGCTGCGATAACTGCTGCGAAGTACTGCGCTGCTTTACCAGTCAACTTGCTAACGATTTCTTCGTCAACTTCTTGACCAGCGTCAGACAATGCTGCGATAAGAGCTTCTT